GATCGAAATGTATATGGATACCAATGAAGGTTATGAAGGTGAGAAAGAAATCATATCACGATTTGGTTTAGAAATAAGAGATGAAACAACCTTTACGGTTTCTCGTAGACGTTGGTTGGACTTGGTAAGTTCAAATTCAAATCTAATTACTGCATTAAGACCCAATGAAGGTGATTGGATTTATATGCCTACAGTTGGTAGACTTTTAGAAATTAGTTTTGTTGATAAGGATGATCCTTTCTATCAATTAGACAATCTACCAGTATACAAATTATTTACTCGTACAGTTGAATACTCTAGTGAAGATTTGGATACAGGTATTACTGCAATTGATGCCATTGAAACCGAAAGATCAACAGACGCATACGACTGGCAAATTCTTGGTGAACAGACTGCTAGGGCCACATTGTATAACTGTAAAATTGAACTTGAAAGAGGAACAGACATATATGCAGATGGTCAGATTGAACTTGAAACTGCAACGGCTGGTGCTGGTTCGTTACTTACTGGTGAGAGTGAAACAAATACAATCTCTACAACTCTTAATGGTGGTGTTGTTGCCGGTATTCAAAGTCTCACCTTGGCAAGTACAGCTGGAATACTATTAGGTAGTGGTGCAGATAATGCTGCAACAGGATCTTTGACAATACACGCAGATCAAAACAATGCAGCTGAAACTGTAGTGTTCTCATGGAGTGGTAGTGGTAACGTAGTTACACTTCAAGGAGATACTGGTCTTAATAATGCACATCATACGGGTGCAAGGGTTACAATAGAACCACATGGGGATGCTATATTCGATGCAATACTCATGGAAGATTCAGACGATTACTATTCATTCTTTGTCATCAATGAAGATTATTCATTGGCGACTTCTGATCCGTTATCAGATAACACATGGATAGAAGAAGCTGTAACTGGTACAGGTGAATTTTCAAGTGCCGATGCAGTATTAGACTTCACCGAAAAGAACCCATTTGGTGAACCATCGGAGACAATATAAAATGTTAGGACATTATTTTTACAACGAAAGCTTACGAAAAACTATCATAGCGTTTGGTAGTTTGTTTAATGATATTATTATTACTAGAAAGAATAGTACTGGGACAGATTCACAATCTATGAAAGTTCCTTTGGCTTATGGACCCAAACAGAAATTTATAGTTAGATTAGAAGCTGATCCTGGTATTACACAAAAGATAGCAATGACTTTACCCCGTATGGGTTTTGAAATTCAATCTTTTGATTATGATCCTACAAGAAAATTAAATAGAATTATTAGACAGAAAAAATTATCGAATACTGCTGATAAAAAATTGAAACAGATGCAGACACAGTATACTCCTGTTCCTTACAATATGAATTTTGAATTGTTTGTTATGACTAAAAATAGTGATGATGGTATACAGATAATAGAACAGATATTACCATACTTTCAACCAGAATATACTGTGTCAATTAAAGAAGTTCCTGAGATGGATATCGTTAGAGATGTTCCTGTTGTATTGAATAGTATTGCATATGAAGATACCTATGAGGGTGACTTTACTACACGACGAGCTATCATTTACACATTAGGATTTACAGCAAAATCATATGTATACGGTCCTGTTACAACTGCGAAACCGATTACAAAAGTACAGGCAGATACATACAGTGACCTACAAGATCAGGCGCCGGAACGAGTGCAGAGATTTACAACTCAGGCTGTTGTTGATACTACTGCGGGAGATGATAATTTCGGATTTAACGAAACAACTAGTGAGTGGACATAATGTCAAATGTAGATAATGCGATCAGTGATGCCTTAGGTTTAACAAAAAATATTAAAGAACAAATATTAGATCCTAAACCATTAATACCCCGTCCAGAACAGGCTATGGTGCCCGCTACTGAACACTCTGAAGATATCGACTCAGACTATAAGTACAGCCGAGAAAACTTCTACAACCTAATAGAGAGGGGCCAGGATGCTATTACAGGTATCTTGGACTTGGCAAAAGAACAAGAGCACCCTAGAACGTATGAGGTGGCCGGTCAGTTGATTAAGACAGTATCAGAAGTCACAGAAAGGCTTGCTGACTTACAAGAAAAGATGCAACGACTTAAAGAAGTTCCTGACAAAGGACCTAAAAATGTCACCAACGCTTTGTTTGTGGGTAGTACGAAAGAACTTCAAGCGCTACTAAAGAATAAGCCTGATGACGATTGAAACTTATAAAGGCAATCCTAATCTAAAGTCTGCACAGGTTCGACAAGAATATACTCAAGAACAGATTGCAGAGTTTATTAAGTGCAGTAAAAATCCTATACACTTTATTGAAGAATATGTAAATATTGTCAGTATTGATGAGGGTTTAGTACCCTTTAAGATGTACCCATTTCAAAAAGAAATCGTTAGTACATTTCACAGTAATAGATTTACTATCTGTAAACTCCCGAGACAATCGGGTAAGTCTACAGTTGTTCTATCGTACCTCATTCATTATATCATATTCAATGAGAATGTGAATGTCGCCGTGTTGGCCAATAAGGCTTCTACTGCAAGAGATTTACTTTCAAGATTACAACTTGCATATGAACACTTGCCCGGATGGATGCAGATGGGTGTTATGAATTGGAACAAAGGTTCCTTGGAATTAGAAAATGGATCCAAAATACTTGCTGCCTCTACTTCTGCATCTGCGGTTCGTGGTGGTTCTTACAACATTATATTCCTAGATGAGTTTGCGTTTATACCGTCAAACATTGCAGAACAATTCTTTAGTTCAGTCTACCCTACAATTTCATCTGGTCAATCATCGAAGGTAATGATAGTATCAACTCCACACGGTATGAATATGTACTATAAGATGTGGACAGATGCTGTTAATGAAAAATCGGGGTTTGTGCCAATAGAAGTGCATTGGTCGGAGGTGCCTGGTCGAGATGATGAATGGAAAGAAGAAACAATAAAGAACACTAGTGAACAACAATTCTTACAAGAGTTTGAATGTTCGTTCCTTGGTAGTGTTGATACTCTTATAAACCCGGCTAAGATACAGACTATAGCACATATGGATCCTATAGAGCGTAGTGCTGGTTTTGATGTATGGGAACGACCAGAAAAAGATCATCAATATTGTATGACTGTTGATGTAGCAAGGGGTGGTTCAAATGATTATAGTGCATTTGTAGTGATAGATATTACAAAGATGCCTTATAGAATAGTTGCAAAATATAGAAACAATGAAATCAAACCTCTTATATTTCCAGATATTATTTACAGAACTGCAAAATCTTATAATGATTCTCAGGTACTAGTAGAGATTAATGATATAGGTGGTCAGATTGCAGACGCACTACACCATGATATGGGCTATGAAAATATTATAATGACTCAACTGCGTGGACGATTGGGTCAAGTTGTTGGTAGTGGGTTTGGTGATGGTCAAACTGATTTGGGTGTAAGAACTACAAAATCTTTAAAAAGAATTGGGTGTTCCAATCTAAAACAATTAATCGAAGGTGATAAGTTAATTATACCAGATTTTGATATTGTGGTCGAACTATCTACGTTTATACAGAAGGGTGCATCTTTTGAAGCTGAAGAAGGTTCTACTGATGATTTAGTGATGTGTCTGGTATTCTTTTCGTGGTTGACAGATCAACAATACTTTAAGGATTTGACTGATGAAGATATCCGCAAACGACTTTACGATAGTCAGAGAGAATCAATTGAAGCTGATATGGCACCGTTTGGTTTTATTGATGATGGGGTTCATTATGGTGAAGATATAGTTCCGTTTGTGGATGAAGATGGTGATTATTGGAGGCCTGTTGAAAATTATCCAGATTTCTTTAATAAGGAGACATTCTAAAGAATAAATGAAGCAAGACCATTATCAATCTTACTCACACAATTATGGCACACGACCTCTGATTCTAATATTAACTGTTGTGCTTGTTTTCTTTCTTTTGTTTTAGCACCATGTCTAAGTATCAATGCCTTTATTTTTTTATTGTGAGGATGCCACTCAAGA